CACGGCATCGTTGATGTTCGTCCTCACGATAGCCTCAAGCCTGACAGGAGACAGCAGCTTGCCCTTCACCGCAACGTCAGACGGTATGTATCGGTCGAATATCCTGGCCAGCTGTGCCTGTATCTCCTTGCTTGCCGTACCCTGCTTGATGCCCACCTGTAGTATCATCTTCGCTTCCTTCAGCACGAAGTCGTTCTCTATGCCGGCAATAGCGAACGCCTGACTGTCGTAGTACGCCAACTCCTTCCCCTTCTTGCCTATCGTGACCAGCTTCTTGATGCCGTCCTCATTGACTATCCTGGCGATCACCTTCTTGTTGAACTGATCCACCGCCAACGTAGGCGCAACAGGTGTCCATGGCTGGAAGGGCACGGGACCGATGTCTTCAAATTTATTAACAATTGTGATTTCGATTCCCGCCCGTTCCAGTTCCTCAAGGATCGACAGTTTGCTGTCCAGATGTGCCTTGACCATACTCTGATTGATTGTCGCCTTGATCTTCCCCACCTCGGACAGCTTCAGGTTCTTCACGAACTTGAAGTTCTTTGTCTCCACCACATCGTTGGCCTTTACGTCACGCAACAGTTTGTCCCGCTGGCGTGTCCATGATTCTATCAGGGGTTCGCGCATCATCTCGTCTGTGGACTCCAGCATCTCCGCAAACTTCTCGAACTGCACCTTGACCTCGAACTCCGTGGGCTCACGGCGTAGCGTGTACTTCTCTATCGGAATGCACAGCGCCCGCTTCTCTACGTCCTTCGGTTCTGGTTTCGGCTTCTGCTGTGGAGGGTTCGTGCCTTTTGGCTTCGTAGGTGCCGGCTTATTCGGTACCGCTCCCGGATCCTGTCCACCATCATCCTTCGGAGGTATCACGGGTGCCGGCGATGGCTTCTTCGGCCCCTTGCCTTCTTCCGGTTCCTCGAATGCCGGCAACAGCAGATACTCGCGTATCCATTCCTCGTTCGCATCCACCATACCGCCGTCCACCAGTTCCTTCAGCACCTTCGCACGGCTCTCGATATTCTCCTCCTTCAGCGTGTTGAATCGGAACAACGGGTACTGCTGTTCGTCTACGTCTGCGAAGTTCACGTCGATGATAGGCCGTATGATCTGCTCTGCGACGATTGTCTCCTCGATGTCCTTCCCGAGTTTCTCCAGCACGCTCAAGAAGATGTTGAACTGTACCTCGCCCAACGCCTGCGAGCCTGACAGCCTTCCGGAGAATCCCATCAACTCCGGTATCAAGAGCCCTCTGGCTATCATGGTGTTGTGCTTCTCGATTGCCTTGTCGTACTGGACGTGCCCTGAACGTGTGGCCTCCAGCAGATCCACCTCTATCTCGGCCGGCAGATAGAACGATGACCTGGACTGCAACGTATTCAGCAGCGTCTTCAGCTTGTCCAGTACCGGCTTCCGTGTCCCGGTCGGGTACGATGCCTTGACCGTAGGACTGCCGAACCGCTCCAGGAATATGTTGTAGAACTTGATGATGGCGTTCTTCGCAAACCATGAGCGATACACCGCCCGTAGGTCTGACTGGCCATAGTGATTGCTGAACTCCTTGTTGTAGCTGTAGACAACGAACTTCTCCGGAGGGAACGGGTTCTCTGGTGTGCCGAGCGTGCTACCGTTCAGTACCCCGATGCCGTCGTAGATGATGCCTAACAGGTTGCCGTGCGGGTCAGTCTTGTACCGGTAGTTGTACGGCTCGCGGGTCACGATCTTCTCGTACCCTATCTTGCCCTTGAAATCCCCCTTCTCTATGCGGTCCAGGACCTTCTCGCTGTTGGAGTACCCGAACTGCATAGCCGTCAGGACATCCATCAGCACATCGTAGAACGTGCCACGGATGCGCTTGAATACGAATTGGATGAACTCCTGCAGCATGATTGCCGTCTTGTCGTCCTTCGTGCCCGGCAGTATCTCCCACCCTGTAGACAGGCGTGCGTACTTCTTGATTGTCAGGGATGCTTTGATCTGCTCGTCGTTCATCATCTTCTGGTATATCGGCAAACCCTTGACACCTACCAGGTCGTCAGGGTTATAGCTTCCGAGGTCGAACCCGGAGTACAGCAGTGAGTCTTGCGATGATATCTCGTTGAATCCGGCGTTACTTTCGTGCTTCATGACCGGTGCTGCATGCAATTTATATGGTACCATTTAGAAGTCCATTTCGCTCTGGTCCATCCGGTCCCCCCCCCCACTGAAGTCCCGGTCGTCTCCTTCGACATCTATGTCTTCGGGTTTTATGACACCCGAGGCAGCCGCTTTTATCGCGAATCCGAGTGCGTCCACGTCGTCGTCTATGCTACCACCAGTTCCGTCAAAGTCAACAAGGTGGTCTATCAGGGCGGCCACTTTCGGGTTTCCGCGCTTGAATTTTATGGTACCGTTTTCTACTTGTGGCTGGAACTCCATCGCTCTGATGACCTTGTCCGTGCTTGTTGTAAATCCAGTGACAGGTGGATATACCTTCAATTCGCGTCCCCGCTCGTCAATTCTCTGCTTCACCGCTTCGCCCGCGTTGTTCTCCTCGATTCCGATACCAGAATATTTTTTGATTTCGTGCTCATTACAAACATGATTTGCAAAGCCAGACACGGTAAGTCGCTCCAAGAAGGCATCGTCGCAGTAAAGGTATCCGTTCTCGTCAACACATACATCCACCATTGCCATGTAGTCCGCCAGCGTCTTTTTGCTGGTCGCGGTATCTATTCCGCCAGCCCTCGCACACTCCGGGGGCACGTCATCGTACATCTTAAACCAGTCCCTCTGGAAGATAAGACTGGCGGGGTCTTTCGGTTCTCCTTGATACAGCGCCTCCCACGTCCTGCTGCCTACATCGTGTTTCGTATCGGCCAGTGCTTCCTCGTCGAACCGCCACGGCCACAGCGCCTGACCTGGCTTCCTGCCGAGCGGGTCTTCCGTCAGTTTCCTTGTTTCCCTGTTCTCCCTCGGTGGTTCTGCTGTAGCCTTGAAGTTGACGACATCCCACTTCTCCGCTTGTTCCTTGAGTAGCCGACCGCACAGATCGTCCTGATGCCATCGGGTCATGATGATGATTATCGCAGCGCCCGGCTCCAGCCTCGTACGTGCCACGTTGGTGTACCATTCCCACACGCTCTCGCGGTACGTCTTCGACTCCGCTTCCTTGCGGCCTCGGAATGGATCATCAATGATAAAAATTTTTGCGCCCATCCCGGTGATTCCGCCCCCGACACCAGCCGACCGCATCCCACCTTTGTGCGGTGTACATAAATCCCAGTCGTTTACTGCTCGTGAATACCGTGCTGTCGTTACCCCGGGGAACAGGTACCCGTATCTCTCGGACTCCATAATGTTCCGGACCTCACGAGATGACTTGCGTGCCAGGTCAGCGCCATAGGATGACAGGATTACCGGGTCGTTAGGATGTCTGCCGAGATACCACGAGGAAAACTTCTTCGATACGGTTTCTGTTTTGGAGTGTCGAGGGGGTGCCGAGACCATCAGTCGCGTTATCTCCCCGCGCTCGACCGCCTCCAGTTTTTCGCACAATAACTTGATGTGAGGCGCTGGCTCATAACTCGGGTCCACGTAAAGGCTGAAGTCAATTAAGTGACGGCGTGCCTTCTCCTGCCAGAGCTCGACTGCTTTGCGCTTGTCCTCGGGTGAGAAGTTCTCCGAATTGGTTGTCAATTTCGTCCTCCGGTACGTCCTTGAATGAATGGGTAATGCCGACCCCCAGTTTCTCCGCCTCTTTGTGGATGTATCCTATCGATTGCAACTGCTGGATAAGTGATATCTGTATGCGCCAGACGAATGCGTAGTCCTTGTTTTTCATGGCCCTTGTCTGGATGCGCCTCGCGATTGATATCGTCTCCCCCGCTATCTTGTCAACCGTCAAATCACTGGCCTCGTCAGCGTCTGCTTCTCGGATGACGCACAAATCCCTCGTGACGGTGGATCGGCTGACATGCAGAAGATGGGCTATCTCGGAACCTGTTTGCGTGTATCGGAGCATACGAATCACATCTCTGCGGATGTCCGTCGGCAGGTCATTGCCCGTCAGGTCAGTATCCTTCAGCCGTTGCATTATGTCAATCGGGCTTAATTGCGTCAATTGCGCCATCGTTCCCCTCCCCTTGTTGTTACGTTGGGAAAACTATACGATGGACAGGGTGCTTGTCAAGTAGGTGTGTTTATTTGACCGTGAACAGCAGGATGAACATCAGTACGATTTCTGCGCCTAACGTCCACAGTGCTTGAATGATAGGGTCGTTCATGAGGGCAACAGTGTGTCACTGACGAATACGGGTTCGCCCTTGCACTTCTCCATCATCCAGAAGGCCGTGCGCTGAACATCTACCTTCAGGGGCATCTTCATCCACGAGTACGACCGCATCTCAATCTGGTCTGTTTTGACCTCTACCCGCAGGACGTAATAGTCCCGGTCATCACGGTAGACATTCACCCGGCTCAAGCACTTGCCCTTCAGCGTGGCCTTCGCCCACTTCTTGATGCGTTCCTCGCCTGCCGTATTCATGACGTTACGTCCCATATGCGCCTGTAGGCACCGTCATCCACCATGCAAGCGCCCCCACATGCCTGCCGTACGTCCCCACATATCCTCCAGGTCTACGCCGTCCGACTTGTCCTTCAGCGCCACTATCGTCTCCTGCGGTGCCGGCTTCTCCCGCTCTACAGCGTGCCCCGTCCCCAAACAGTCCAGACAGAACTTGTGGTCATTCGACTTTCCCGTTCCCCTGCAGGTTCGGCAGATCATGGCTACTGACTGCACCGACAGAAATCTCGGTGGCACAGATAACTGAAGTCGTCATCCTCATGTGGGGATTCAGATACCAGTTCCCATTTAGCGATGTCCAGCGTTTCTCTGCTGAATATACATCTCTTTGCTCCTGTGGTGAGTTCTCGGACCACGTTGCCCCGTTCGACTTCCATCTTCGGCTCCTGAATGAACGTCTCCTCGGTACCAGACACATCCATGTGTGCGCCATGCTGTCCGCCCTTGTCTACTTTTTTCATCTCCGGCTCCAGTTCTGCCTGTAGCGTATAGCTGCGTTCATCTTCAGGAAGTTCCCACGCCTTTTTCAGCGCGTCTTCCGTCCGAACCAGTTCTATGACAGACAGGTGGAATTTTTCTAACGCCTCGCCTTGCCCAACCATCAGTCTGCTTCTCTTGTCGTGCCAGTGTTGAATAACTTCTCCCTTGGTCACAACGCCTCCTTCATTGCTTGTATGCCTTGCGTTAAGGCAATCTCCATCCGCTTGGACACTTCCGCATCAATAACAATCTCCAAGCGCCCCTTGAACTCATCTACCAGCGATTGCAGGCTCTCTGTGCCCTTGTTGTCTTTCTTCTTCAGCTTCTTCTTCGATTTCACCACGCCCCCTGTTCTGCCCGCTTGCTTCTTCGGAAGCGCGAAGGCTTTTCTCATATCAGTTGATTTGTAGCACATCTCACACAGCCCTCGTCTCCCGCTCTCTTCTTTTTTGGGACATGACGGCACTCGACAATTCTCCGCTTCCGGAATCAAGACCGACTTCACTTGCGATGGGTCTCGCAGGGGCTCGTAGTTTAAGTGCATCGGACACCTCGGCGGAGAACCAACACCGTCGTTAGTACACCCTTCAGCAATACACTTCATTTTGCTCCTTCCGTTTCCCGCGCCGCCTTCACCGCAGCACGTCCGCTCAATCCCCTTGGATGCGCATACTGGTCTCGTGTCTCGTGGTTTCGGTAATGCTTTGAACATAATCCACGGAACCCTCTGA